AATTACTTAACTAAAGTAACCTTAGCCTTTGGATTCTTCTTGTTCCAATTGTTTGCTAGTGTGTTGAATGCCTTCTTCAAAGAAGAAAGTGCTGCTGCATTATCTGCAGTTAACTTAGCAATCTGTGCATCCTTAGCAACAAGTGCTGCATCAGAAACAACCTTTGCATCAGCAAGTGCCTTGGCAGAAGCAGCCTTTTCAGCAGCAAGAGCAGCAGCAGATGCTGCCTTCTCTGTTGCTAGTGCAGCAGCAGCATCAGCGTTAGCCTTTACAACTGCAGCATCTGAGATAGCCTTAGCAGCAAGTGCTGCATCCTTAGCAGCAGTCTGTGCTGCAAGTTCTGAAACTAGATCACGAATTGTGATTTCTGCAAACGGTGCTAGTGCACGAGCAGGAAGACCAACTACATCAGCAGTTGTTGCATCTGATGATGTTGTAGGTGAGAATGTGATTAGTGATCGTGTTCCAGTTGCTGGAAGTGTTGCAACAAACTTTGCAACTCCAAAATCTGAAAGTGTAGCACCAGTTGTTACTGTTGCTGTATCCATAACTGCTGTTGAAGCAAACACTGTTGCAGTGATTGACTTAGCAGATACCTTGTTACCAAATGTATCTGTTGCAGTTACTGAGATGTCTTGCTTTGTACCAGCAGCACCAGCAGCAGGGGCAGATACTGTAAGAGTATTAATCTTGCCAGCAGTTCCCTGTACGTAGTATGTAAGTGTTGTACCCTGATTTGTGATTACAACTGTACCAATTGCTGTTGTCTTTGTGTAGACATAGAATGTTGCTGTTGTTCCTGTACCAGTTGCAATTGTCAAAGATGATGATCCTGATGTTGCTCCTACTGGTGCAGCAGTTGTGTGTAGTGCAGACACGATTGTTGCATTTGTTGCTACTACTGAAACGCTTGTTCCAACATCAACTGTTGCAATAAACTTTAGTGCGTCAGCAGCATCTACTGTGTTATCTGCAGGGACTGGCAATGATGCAGGCGTTGCGATTGCTGAGTTTGTAGTGTTTGCTACAGAATCAAGCGATACAGCGACTGTCATTACAGCAGCGTTTGCAGGCGTTGCTACCATTGTGCCCAGAGTCATGGCTGCAACCATGGCTAGAGCGATTTTCTTGAATGAATTCATTCGATATTCTCCTTGTTTATAGTGTTTTTAGTCCATCCAAATAGTCTTTTATGTCATCTATTTGGCTAGGTTTATAGTGTATCACATTACGACTCTCCATGTCAAACTGCTCTTCTGGAGTCTTCGGTCTGTCTTTAAAGGTATGAACCTCTACTTCAGTGTCTATATTTTTTGGAGTATGTGATATTGCCCCAAATATTGCTCCACACACAGCATCAGCCAAGTCCTTTGACTTTTTGCGGGGGTGGTCAACTCTATCATTTTTCATAATCTTTAACTGTGTTAGTTCATCAAATAATAAATCAATTGCAGGCATAGCAAGTCTTTCTTCATATACAAGCATGGCCATATCCTCATAGTGCTTTTTGGCAACAGAAACAGTATCAGTTTTCATTCCTACCTGCTTCAACTCATTCTGAATATCAAATGATTGCCAACGGTCAAATGAAACTATGCCAATATCAAACCCTATTCTTCTAAGATTCTGAATCCACTGTTTAACTTCTGAAAGATTAACTGGCCCTTCTACCTTTGGTTCCCACCACGCTACTGCATCTACTATTACAATTGGTGCTACCTGTTCGTAGTTATTAATTACTTGTATGTTTACCCATTTTTCTACATGTGCAATAGCAACTGCACACTTGTCATGCTTCTGAGCAAGGTCAGCATGCACATAATATTTCTTAGTTGGATCTGGTTTAAATGCTTCGTCAAACCTTCTAAAATTATCCACAGGATTTCTAAGTGTCATGCATGCTCTTACTTTTTCTTGTTGCTTAAAGAATGCATCAGAAGCAAAGGTTGGTACGCAGGTAAAGCGCATCATTGCATCTCCAAGGTCAGTCATAAAAGCAATCTTAAAGTCATCTATCTGTCTTGTTGGGTTTACTTCCCAAGTAGGTCTTTTTAATGCAAATACTCCTGGGTATTTATATGAGATAATGTGATCTTCATCCCAGGAAATTTCAAACTTATTGTTTGGGTCTTCATCAGGTAACAATGGATTAATAATAAACTCGTGGGTTCTTTCAACTACTTCTTTCTCAGCAATAACTGCATCATATTTTTCTGAAATATAATCTCCTGGGTATCTTGGAAAAGAAAGCAAAACCACCTTACCAAGGTCTGGAAAACGAGAGTCAACTGATCCACGGAAAGCCTTGTATATATTCTCAGCAGTTTTTCCTTGCTCATTACCTGTTCCAACCTCAGATGCAAAACCAGAGATCTCATCAAGCACTGCAAGAAGAAGGTTTAAACCCTCATGTGATTCTCTTTCTGAGTGACCAGAGTAAACAGTAATTGATTTATCAAACTCAACGGAGTCTGCTTTTGCATAATACTTTCCAGCAAACCATGGAGATCTTTCAATCTTTGATTTAAAACCTTTAAAGAAAACATTCTTAGCCTGCTGTGCGTTAATAGCAACGTTAATTAAATCAATAGCATCTCCTGCTGGCTTACCAAAGTATTTTGCTGGGTCCTTCAAACATAAAAGTTTGTATACGATATATGCACACGCTACTGTTGATACGAAGTCTTTTCCAGATCCCTTACCAAGTTGCAGGATAATTTCATTCTTTGTATATTTTTCAAAGTATCTTGTGCCTTCTTCTTCTCCCATAATATCAATGAGATCTTCTTTGCGATAGATCTGGCTCATTGCCTCTACAATGTCGTACTGAATATCAGAGAGTCCAGGCTGCCCAAGGTATGCTTCACCTTCAACAAATGTCTTTGCGTCTACTGGTGTTTCTTGAAAGTGATTATCTTTAAGTACTTCAAGAAACTCATTGAACATCGTGGACAACTGTAATCACCTCGTTGTCTTTTGCAAATGAAGATAGTCTACGCATAATCTCATCACGAATTTGTGGGTATTCTGATGCAATGTCTTTTAATATTAAAACAAGAACTTCTTGTCGTCTTTCAATCTCAATCATTTCTTCAGCAAGTTCCTTGTTCTCAAGCAGACCAGCCTTTTGTAGCATGTCAATACGCTTAGACTCAATGTCCATAACAAGTTTAATTGCAGCAGTCTTTGCGCTAAGATTGTTTGTCATAGATGCTTCATCAATAACTTCATATGTACGAGATACCAACTTGCTATAATGTGTGTCTGCAGCAGCAAGTGCTTCCTTAGCACGAGCACGGATAGCATCATTGGCAGATGCCATAACTTTCCACTCATTGATAAGAGTTACTACTCTTTGTCTTGGTATTGAAAGTTGCTTAGAGATTACGGTTGGGTCATTACCTTTTAGGTATTCTTCTACTACTTGATTTACTTGATCAAGGTGTTTAACTAAATCATCTTCAGTTGACATATTTTCCCTCTAGTCTATTAATTTCATCCTTGATGTAAAAGATTGCTTTCTCAAGATCCTGTATGGTCTTTGCTTCATCTTTAAGTCCTGCTCTCCATAAATACTTGAAGGCATTGCCTATATTAAAATTGCGATGGCGAGTAATCTCAATACACTCAATACCAGATGGATCTGATGTGTAGTGCAATGGATTATTTACTTGGTCAACGGTTATGTTAAGGTTATCACTCATGAGATTCCTCTTCATCAAGTTCCCAATCAAATGTTTCTGGAATTCCTTTTAGTGCAGCAAAAGCAAATGCAAAACCAACACTGCCTACTACTGCAAGTGCTACTAACGCTTTTTCAAATTTATTCATCGTCTTGATTTCCTTAATCCAAATTTAGCAAGGTAAACATATATAGTCTCTAATGAGCATCCACATTCTTTTGCAATTTCTTCTGGTGTCTTTTTATCCATAAGGTATCTTTTACGCATAAAAGTCTCACTTGTATATAGTTTAGCAGACATGATATTACTTGTCAAGTCCAATTGCTTTACCCCAATTTTTTATAGCCCAGTGCCCAATACCACAAGCATCTGCAACATCGTTATCAGTAATAGTTCTATCATAGATTGTATTAATAAACTTTATAGTTCTTTCTTTACGAAGATTTCTTTCGTAAGTCTTATACCAAGAGACAGATTTACCAGGATGTTGTGACCTAATAAATAACTGTTCGTCCTTTGATATTTTTTTATTTCCTATGTAGTTTTGCCAAGTGATTGGGGAAACAGTTCCTATTACTTTAGTTCCAGACTGACCTGCAGCCCCCAATATTGCTCCTTGAACCAAGGCGAGATCTGCAGCAGTCTTTGGACTATTCATGAATACAGTGTGCTCAATAATTATTGCTTCAAATCCACCATAGTAGTCAAAGAATGCTTTTACTTTTTGACCAGCATCCATAACTTTTTCATAAGTATTGCTTCCTTCAAAATTAATCTTGCCAACTACCCCAAGATTATCACCAACAAATAAAGCAAAAGCAAGACTGTTAGTACTAGCATCAATAGCGCAAATTGTATGTGGCTTTAACTCTAGCCCCCATTTATTTTTTACCATTTGTTTTTCCTTTTATTTGTTTAATTGCCTTACTTACTGCATCTGGATTTACCGCACAAGAGGAACATATTGGATCGTCGTTATATATAGATAAAGGCAAAGAGCAAGACTTGCAAAGCCTTGTCTTTCCTATTCTTCTTTGTCTTTTTGAATGTAGATATCTTTCAGCAATTTTTTCTTTTGTTGCCAAATCTCTACATTCTGCAGAACAGTATATTTGATAAGATACTGTTTGCTCAAATTGAGTATCGCACCATTTACAGTTCTTCACCGAGAATCTCCAAGGGTGCTATTTTTAACACGCCTGGTCCCGCAGACTCACATGCTTTTTTAATTGGGCATGACTTGCATATCTTGGAATTTGATCTATAGTTTTTGTTTGGCAGGGTTCTTTCTTCCCATGTCTTTCGAACTAATCTCATCCAATCAAATGCCTGGTCTACCCACCGACGGTAATGATCGTTTACATCTACAGGTATCAAAAGAAGTTCATGATTGTTTTTATTTTCATAAATCATGACACCTGTTGGTTTCTTTAAGATCTTCATATAGATAAGTAATTGCATTAAGTGACCAGTCTTGGCCTTTCCTGATGCTTTTCTATATTCAAACCCTTCGTTCATCATTGTTTTAATTTCACCAATGAGTTCTTCTCCTTGCCAATTAAACATGACATCCCCATAACCAAAGATAGGAGGATCTTCATTTATAATCTTAAACTCTGTTGTTGCTTCATTATTTTCATCACGAAAAACCTTAACAATACCAGCATTTAGCATTGCATTTTGAATTCTTGCATGTGACAGAGTGCCAGCAGTCATATTTGCTGATGCGTATGCATCTGCATTATCTTCAAACATTTGACCATCAAAGGCCAGATACCAGTATCTGGCACACTCTCCGTGTCCATAAGCAATAGTAGAAGGTGCAAAAGTCTTCTTTGTTGTATGCTTGTCTACACGGGTAATCGTATATCCTTCTTTAATCTTTGCTTCAAGCCCTGCTATATCCATACGGTGAATGGGTTTTTCTTCTGGCTTTATCATTACAGTATGCAGCAAATTTTTTGTCATTATTTCTCGTTTCTGTTAGTATAAGTATAGCAGATTGTAGGGTTAGCGGGTTATGTACTTCAGCGCAGAAACAAGATTGTTAATTGATTCTGCTGCTGTGTAATAAAGATTCTTCTTACCACGATCTGACTTATCAACATTAGCCATCCAAGTTGCCTTAAAAGCCATCTTTGCTGCTATTGCTTGAAGTCTTACTATTTCTACTGTAGCCACATTAAGAGGAATGTCTGGCTTAATAATGATCTTAGCAATAAAAGTAAGTGCTGTAGTTAATTCTTCATCTTCCATGTAGTCTGCAATTTCTGAAAGACCATTGACCATATCTATTGTAGTAACTTCATTTTGCATTTATTGTCCTTTTCCAATAACTTTTAGGTTTAAAAGTGCAGCCTCTTTTTCAAAGAAATTTTTATTATATTGTGCAAATACTGGATCTGCCTGCCAACCTGCTAGTCTTTCTTTTCTTTTTTCTGGATCACGAGCAGGAAAGTTTAATTCTTCAAAATCTTTTTTTGTTGAAAAATGCATTGTCAAAACTTCGGTATTATCTCCTTCTTTAAACAATACGGGTTCTCTCCAGTGTACCTGACCAGCACCCCAGAATATAAGAAGATCTCCGTACTGAAGA